GAACGGTGCTGCTGCCTTGCGTAAACAAGGTTTTGCTGGTGCTTGCGTTTGGTGCCATAATTTGCATGAACGCGTGACTGTTAGTTGTTCCTGCTGGCCCAACCGTCCATGAAGTAGTTGCTGCAGGACCGAACCCGCTCACTGTCGCTGACCCGTACGTAAAAAACGTGCCGCCGGTGGAATACGTACTGCTAGTGATTCCAGACAACTGCAAAGTCAAATTGGCTGCAGTGCTGTTTACGATGCCTTGCACCATTACCACATAATTGTCGTAGGTGCTGCTAAAACAGTTGCTAACCGTCACGCTCGACACCGCCGACCCGACCGTCGTGGACGTGACGTACACAAGGCCCGCGTTCGCCAGGTACGTGTTCGTGTCAGACGCGGTCAACACCTCACCCGTTGTAAACGTCTTGATAGCCATGTCAGTATCCTAACTTGTTGCTATTCAGCTTGCCGAACACCGCGTTATTCAGAATCAGGTAAGCGTTCAGGTCGGCGCCCGACAAGTAGAACGTGTAGCGCGACGACGCCGGCGTGGCCTGCATGCTGACACCCTCAATAATGCAGGTAAACGTGGTGCCACGAAACGTCACATTGACTTGGGTGCCCGGGATGGTTGCCATGTGGTTGCCGGTCTCGCCGCTGACCGCGTCCAGCTTGAACGTGTTCTGCGCCTCAGCCAGACAGCTGATCGACAGCAGTGCAAACCCTTGGGTGTCAAAGTTGTTTAGCAGGTAGTTGGCGTAGTCAGTGGCCTGCGCGGTGCTTGCGTTCAGGGTGTTGAGCTGCAGGGTGCGGTACGGGGCGCTGCCGGTCTGCACCGTGGCCGCCGCAAACGACTCTGGGTCAACCGTGACCTGTGTGTAGTAGTTGTCGGCGTAGCTGCCGAAGTCGACTTTGTCGTACACCTGGTTAGTGGCGTTGTTTGCGGTGTCGCTAAATGTGATCGGGCTGGTTGTGACGTTGAACGGGGTGCGAACCGTTGTGATGCCAGCGGCTTGGGAGTCCCACACACGGCCGTTGATGGTTTGCAGCACTGCGGCCAGCCAGTCGCCCCACGACCCGTCAACGGTTGTGGCTGCCAGCGCCTGCGTGTTCGTAGACAGTGTTTGCACACTGAGCCCGGTTTGGGTTGAGCAGTCCAGCAGCTGCTCGTACAGGGTGTCGGCAGCCATCAAGTAACCCAGGCCTTGTACGCGACCGTACCGGCTAAACGACCCTTCCACTGACAACGTGAGAAAGTCGGCGTTGCCTACGCCGCCTGCGTATGGGATGCCGTAGGACACGTTGACGTTGTTGATGACACCCGTAAACATGAACTGCCCGCTGGACTGATTCTCGATGCTGATGAAGTTGCCGCTAGTCAGGGCTGTGATAGGTGATGCAAACCCGGTTGGGTAGCGCACTGTGATGACGGCCCGGCTTGATGAGTACGGGTCGAGCTGCCGGTGACGGCCCACAAAAATGCTGATTTCTTGCACGTTCGACAACGGTGTAAACACCATGTTGTCGGTGCTGTATTCAACGACGTAGTTCTGTGGCATTAGAACGGGCTGACTGTGATCGGCACTGAGCCGTTCTGGCGCATGTACTCGCGCAGCGCATCCACCACTGCGTTGGGGTCGCCGCCGTTGACGTTGATTGTGACGTCCGGAGCGGGCATGCCGGCGGTGCCACCGATCGAGGGGTCAATCTGGGCTAGCGACAGGTTTGCCAGGCTAATTTCGGGCAGGCCCATGGGCCCGACATAGCCGTCTGGCCCCTTAGGCACCACCACAGCGTTCCTAGCGGCGCTGGTGGCCTTTTTGGCGGCGCTGGTGGCATAACCAGCCCCCAGCCCAGGAATCGCCCCAGAACCGCTCCCAGTGCCTCCTGCGCTAGTTGCGCCTGGCATGTCAGCAGCCGAGATAGCCGCCACGGTAGATCTGCTGCCGCCGTCGCTGCCAAGCCGGCCCAGCTTGATTTCCCCCAGGGACGGGATGTCCTTGAACGGGTTGATGAGGTTCAGACCGCGAATAATGACATTGGTTGCCTTAATCCAAGCATTTGCCATGAACTCGATGTAGCTGGCCACCCCGTTTACCACGACTCGGACGATGTTGCGGAACGTCTCAAATTTGGTGTACGCAATGGTGATGCCGGCCACCAGCGCCGCAATGCCAACCATGATTAGGCCAAACGGGTTAAGCGCCATGGCGACGTTTACAAGCATAATTGAGGCCGCAACAGCTGCGATAGTGCCGGCGATAATTGTGAACGCTTTGGGGTTGTCCTGCGCCCACTGGGCTGCGCGCTGCAGGTACGGCAGCACCTTCTGGATGACCGGCAGCAGGGCCGCCCCAATGGACTCCTTAGTCTCATCGAGGGCGAGCTTCATCTTGGCGAACCCGCCGGCGGCGGTGTTGCTGGCTTCCTTGGCGGCCCCGCCGAACGTGCCCTGCAGTTTGGCAAACACTTCTTCGAGGGTTGCGCCGCCCTTGATCATTTCGCGCACTGACGGGTCGAGTTTGGCTAGCGCGCTGAGGTTGCCGCCATAAGCCTTTTCCATTGCCTTGGTAACGGTTTCAAGGCTGGTGCCCTTGGCTGCGGCGATGTCCATGGCCAGGTTCGTGGCGTTTTGCGCTTCGGTGATGTCTTTGGTGGCGCGGGTGAGGCCAGCCAGCGCCGGCCGCAGCTGGTCATCGGTAATGCCAAGGTTGCGGCCCTGCGCGGTGATGTATTTCTCGACAGACTTGATCTGGTCGTCAGTCGCCCCGGTGGTTGCCTTTAGCTGGCGGGCAAGCATCTGCTGGGACTTCTCGTCCTCCATGGCGGCCTTGACCGCGTCGCCCATGGCCACCGTCAGGGCGCCCAGGGCGGCAGCTGCCGGCACCGCCGCCTTCTTAATTGCAAACTGGGCTTTTTCGCTAGTGGTTTCTAGCTGCTTGAATTCCTTGATGGCCTTCTTGACGCCCGTGTCGACAAACTCAGAAACAATGGGGATGTTGATTGCCATTAGCGGGTTTCCTTGTCGACGGTTCGCATGACGTCGCGCACCAGGCGCTCGAACCCGGCTTCCAGTGCGCGGCGGTTTTGCTCAACGGCTTTGGACAGCACACGGGTTTCGGTCGGTGCCACCACACCTAGGTTGCGGCCGAGAATGTTTGCGGTCTTGCGGCCGGCCACCTCAAAGATGACGGCACCGGGGTCGGTCTGTTGAATCAGGATGACGTTGCTGGTTTTGCGGGACGTGTCCACCTTGACCTTGGTGCCCCGGCGGGCCTTGGCGGCGCTGTACGGGAACAGGGTGCGCCCTTTGGCTTTCCACTGGCGGTTCATGCCTGACAGCGGCATCTCAGGATAGGCAACCTGCGCGGCCTTGACCGCTGGTGCCCCGATCTCCTTAGCGTCACGGTTGAACTGCTTACGCAGCTCAGGGTCGATGCGGCGCAGCTGCTTGATCGCGTCCTCGACGCCTACCAGGCTTATGTTGGCTGTCGTCGTCACCGTTGTTTCCTCGCTTGCTCGTTCAAGATACTAACCACCGTGGCTAGCGCCTGCCCGCTGAACGGGATGTCGGGTGGCCAGTACCCGGTGCTGACCAGCACCACCGCTAGCGCGTAGTGGTACGAGCCCTTCAGGAAGGGTTTTCGGGTTCCTCCCCGACAACCTCAATGGCGGCCAGCTTCTTGACGTAGTCGTCGAACACTGCCGGCACCACGATGCCTGCCTGCTTGCAGGACTCGAACGCCATGAACGCCAGATCCTCGACGCCAATGCCGGACGCCAGGTCGGATGCTTTGCGCTTGTATTTGCGCTCCCAGGCGACGACCACGAACAGGTTTGTGGTGACGGTGTAGTCTTGGCCGTCGTTTGTGGTGACGTGCAGGTGCAGCTGCATTGTTTCTCCCTCGGTTGGTAGGTGTGGATCAGGTGACGTCGCGCACCCAGGTGCCGCCGGTGAACGTGGCGGTGACCATGGCGAGCTCGCCCACGGTGGACGCGATTGGCGTGAAGTTTTCCAGCATGCAGTTCGTGATGACGTACTCGGGGTTGGTGGCCGACTCGGTGGTGCCCGACGGGCTGATGGTCAGCACGGTGGTGCCGGTGCCGACACAGCTGGACAGGATGCCCTCGACCTCGGTTGCGCCGTAGCTGAGGAACATTTCCAGCGTCACCTCGACGCTCTGGAGGCCCGACACGAAGCGGTGGCCGGTGTCGCCCATGGCGGTGGACTCCAGCGGGTCGACGCCGATGGTGACGGTGACCGACCGGCACTGGTCGGACAGGTCGGTCGTGGTGACGCCTTGGGTGATGTTCACGGTGGCGTTGGAGAGGAATGTGCTGGTGGCCATTGTGTTCCTTTTAGTTGCGCCGCACGGCTACCCGCACGGTCAGGTCGTATGTCGGCAGCTCCTGTCCGCCGCCAATAATCATGACACCTGGGCGCAGGTCTGTCACGGCTATTGGTGAATTCATGATGGTGTCTGCCAATGTAAGCAGGAAGTTGCTGGCGTCCTGGTTGCCGGGTGGCGGCGCGCAGATCCTGATACGCAACGTGATGTCGCCCACGTTGTAGGTGAACGCCTCGACAGTTGGCAGCTCCAGAAAGAACGTCATGGGGCGGGCGTTTCGCGGGTCGGTGACAACCGCATACCCGGTGTTCAGGGCGGCTATGGCGGTGCTGGTGGCGTTTACCGCGTCCCACAGGATGCCTGAGACGGCCATTATGCGACCTGCGGGCGACCGACGCCAAGCAGCTGCAGAATGCGGCCCAACGCGCTGGGCACCGGCACAGTGCCCATGGCATCAAATGACGCAAACGAATCAGCGGATCCGCGTTCCCTATACAGCAGTGCGGCATACATGATCGTGCCCAGCAGGACGTCGTCGCCAGGCACTGTATGCAGTTCGTCAGTCAGGTAGCCAGACTCCAGCCGGCGTCGATACGCAAACTGGTTTGCAGCCTTGACACACTTAGTTATGAACGCGGTGTCGTTTGCGGTGGCCACGGCGATGCCTAGCCATTCGGTCACGTTGGCGTTGGTCGCCCATGTGCAAACAGGGTTCCATTCCAGCTCGCCGTACGGGTTGACTGCGTAGTAGGTGACGTTTGTACCGACGTTTTGGTACATGACCTGCCT